AGCATCATATTCCGTTCCAACTCCAGGGCATCCATTGGCGGAACTCTTTCTGCTTCTCCGTCCGGGGGAGCATCCGTGTAAAGAATTGCCGCAAAGTCTGCAGCAGCTTCAGCGGCAGACAGTACCGCCAAGTTGTATCTTCGCAGTTGAGCAAAAAGCGGAAGTGCGGCTGTCAGTTCCGGTATCCCCCGGTGCAATCCGGGTCTGTCTGCCCGGAAAATATGGAGCATATACTCTGCCGGAATATGGAACGCTTCCCACACAGTAGAGAACTTTTCATCTCCCGGATGGTATTTCAGAACACGGTAACTGACCGGATTTCCCCAGTCATCGTATGTGATGCCATCAACGCTGTTGTCATCGTTCTTCCATTGCAATTCACCGGCAATCCTGTCTGCTTCAAGCAGTTGAATATCCATTTTGACCGGGTGATTTACCTTGGGATTTGTGACCATTGCGGCAAAAGATTCACCGTCCTGACACCGGGCAACTCTCATCATCCGCAGTTTTTGCGGTAGACGGATCGCTTCAGCCCACGCCATAAACTCCCGTTCGATCTCATCGTTGTAATGCTCATCTTCCGTCAGCAACTGAATCCGCGGACCAGTACCGATGGTGTCATTGGCAAGCATTTGCACCAATCCCTTTGCATAGGAATTATTGGCAACTTCATACCGGGAGCGCATACGGAGAGTTTTGCGGATCTCCGGATTTGCCTCCTGGTCTGCAGAGAGATAATCGGCCATTGCCCAGTGCCGGATGTTGTCCCGGGTAGTTTGTGCCGCATCAAATCTGCCGATTACCCTGACCGGGTTTTCCGCAGGAGGGGTTCTGCTGCGGAACATTGATTTCAGTTTTTTCAGCATTATACTGCTCCTGAATGGTTGAGTTTGGTAATTTTCAGACCGTTACCTCTGCGCAGAGCTTTCTTTTTTGCAAGATATTCATCTGCGGCAATCTGGTCTGCTATGGAATGCTGCTCCACTTTCTGCCCATCAATATCCACGGATTTAGGACCAGTGGCATTTTGACGGATTTTTTCCTCAAGATTCTCTTGGTTTTCTGACATAAAACTCCTTGACTTTTACGGTGTTATGAATTATATTACCGTGTGATGTATTTTATAGAAAGGGCTTTTTTATGGCAACAGAATTACAGCAGAACAAGGATATGGCAAAGACTGAAAAAGTCCGTAAGTCCATACTTAAATTCGGCGAACGCTATGCCAAGTCCTTTGAAAAATTGGCAAAATGATTATTCCGCTTTGCCAGCAGCCATCTTTGCCTTGATGTAGTTTTCCACTCTCTGAATCCGCAGACCGATCCATTCCATAACATTGACGCACATACTGTTGCCACAGGCTTTATAGCGGGGAGCATCCGGACATTCCTCTGCCGGTTTCCCTTTCCAGGGGATTCTGGTATGGTTGTCAGGAAATCCCATAAGGCGTTCACATTCAACCGGGAGCAGTCTGCGGACAGTTGCTTTGCTCATTACCTTGGGACCGGAAGTATTCGGTTCTCCGCTGGCAGAAGTAAGTGTTCCTGCAACATCGCCGGTGATCTGCTGATTGTAAACATCCACTCCTTGCGGTGATTGATATGCCACAGCGTGAACATCCTTTGCAGTCTGGGTATACATCACTCCATCTTCGCTGATACCGAGTCCGGAACCACCCTTGCGCTCTGCCTTTGCCATTTTGTCACCATCAAGTGCAATTACTTCACTTTCAATGACAACAGTTTCTGTTCCCGGGCCGTTGGCGGTAACGGTTTTGCCTGCTTCAGCTTTGGTCACATACAGACCGCCATTGGGACGGTCGGCACGTGTTCCGTTGGCATCGCAGGGAGAGATATTAAAACACTCTTTGACCGCTACTGCCGGGATCACCTGACTTCTGACCGTGGGGAAAACCTCTTCCCAGTATCCCTCCTGATTGCCACCGGCATCATTTTTGATAAATCCGAGAACATCCTGCACCAGCGGAAGATTATTTCCGCCTGTGCCGCATCTCCCGGTGATTGTCGGAGAAACTCCATCAGTTTCTGTGACTCGGCTGTCATTGGCATGATTTTCATAACAAATGACTTCCGGTTCTTCGTACACAGCTTTTCCACCTTTGTAATCGGTGGCAATCAGGGTCGGAGAAACTTCTTCTTCCTGGACATCGACTTGCCGCATATCAATTACGCATTGCAGTTTTTTCTTATCCGGCATCAGCTGATTATTGCTGGTACAAGTCAGAGTGTCGGCTTTTTCACTGCCGTCCCACCACTGCACCAGCGTCTGGTCATTGGCAGTTGCCAAAGTAAGAGAGCGTTCCGTACTGATCAGCGGTCCTTTCCCGCCACCGGAGCAACCCTCACGCATCCGCACGGTATGACTTACTCTGTGCAAGCCGCCTGTCTCTGCAGAGCCATCAACAGAAGAGATGGCAGAGTCTTGCCGCGTCTTTCGGCTCGGCGGATTATCCCGGTCGCGCATTTCGCCGTCAAGAAGTACCGCTGCGGGATACTGCCAGTCAAAAGGATTTCCGACAGGCTGGCTACGGTATCCGACCACGAAGAGTCTTCTTCGCCGTTGGGGAATAGCTCGCGGGAACGAGGGAACTCTTGTATATTGGCTGTCGCAAATTCGCCATGCCAAGCTGAAACATCCTGGGGCGGAAGTGACAATTCCTGATTTTCCCCATCCTTTTTCAGGGACTGGGACTTCCCATCCGCAGAGGAGCGATAAGAAGCTGGCAAAATCGCGTCCGCCTCCGCTCGATAGTACGCCCGGTACATTTTCCCAGACTGTCCACCGGACATCTGTGCGGTAAGCCAGCCTGACAAATTCAAGGGCCAAATTGCCCCTGGGATCGGAGAGTCCTTTCCGCAATCCGGCAAGGCTGTAGGACTGGCAGGGGGTCCCACCGACAAGCAATTCAATTTTTCCTTCATAATCATCCTTTGTTATTTTTGTGAAATCTCCCAGGTTCGGAACAGTTCCACCGGAAGGAAATTCGGCAATCTGTTTTTGCCAGGTTACACGCTGTTTCCGGTCTTTTTCATTATCTGCCGAATCAGGATCAAGCGGGCGGAGCGGTTTTGTTGCGCCGAAACGCTGCATCAGTACCGCAGAGGGAAAAGGCTCAACTTCAGCAAAAAATTTTGCTTTCCATCCGAGCTTTTCCCAGGCAAGCCCGGCAGCTTCAACACCGCTGCAAATACTTCCATAATCCATATTGAAAATCCTTTGTTTTTGTTCTACTCAGTTTCTTTCCCGCAAAGGTCGATTTACTCCCATTGATTTTGAAAAAAATTTGATTTTTTTCATTTTTTTCTGTTTTTCTGGATTTCAGAGAGTTTCAGACCATGAGTTGGAAGTACCGGAGACACTGGTAAATCTCCAGTTTTCATTCTGCGGATATCCGAAAGACGCATTGCCGGACCGGACACGGCTTTACGGGTAGTCGCAATTCCGAACTCCGGCATGGTTGCTCCGAGCATAGAGCCGCATACGGCACAACCGGCAAGACAGTCCAGCCAATGGTTGTCACTGCGTTCCGGACGGAGTTTCCATTCATCAACAGTTCTGCCACGCCCGGTGGTCTTCACCCTGTATTCCGCAGTCAGGTGTTCTGCGATAAGTTGATGAAGCGCAGGGTGGCGTCCGTAAAATGACAAACATCCCCGGTCACCCATAGGAACTGCAAGGCGGGCATGGATAAATGATTTCCAGAAGTTTGTATCAAATATCACGTGCCGTATAGCTCTTTTGCCGACAACATTCGGCATCATCCAGTTAAATCCCAGACGGTCTCCCGGCTGCTTTCTGTATTCAGTCATCGGTTTGCTGCTTGCCCCGACATAGCGTCCGTGTGCCGGAAAGAGAATGCCTGCCCACTGACTCTGACGGCAGAACTGATAAACTACATCCGTACTTTGTCCCCAGTTGGCATCGATCATAGCTCTTTCTATTTTCAGCAATGCTCCATCTTCACGCTCCCATTCCCGGGAAAGCAAGTCATCAGTCAATTCAGATAATGCTCCGTAAAGACACCCTTCCAATCCGGCATTGGGAAACTTTGCCTGTATTGTAGGATTGGCAGAAGCAAGAGAAAAAATACGGTTGTGCTGATCGGGCCAAGCTCCGTACTCAATAACCGCACCGCTGAAATTTTCCGACCAGGCGGTGACTGCATAAAACAGAAGAGATTTCTGAATATCAATAAATGCCGTTACCCGGTCACACTCCAATGGGATGC